ATTGTGTTACGGAAATCTTCTATGCCTATTTCGCCTGTTTCAAATAATTCTTTTAATCTGTCGACAAAAACCTGATAATCTCCAGTAGATCCATCAAACATATCCATTTCATCTTTTAACTTCTGAAATGCTGTTCTGGTATCGTCTAGGTTTTCTGTTACTTCTGTACTAGATCCTAATACAATTTTAAAAGAATCATCTATGTCTTTAGCACCTTCTTTTACTCCGTCTGTTGCGGCTTTAATTTCTTCTGCTGTAAATTTAACTTCTTCAAAGAACTTCTTAGCCATTTCTGCTTTGTCAAAGTCTATGATGCCGTCTAATCCATTACCTATACTGACGCCTAATGATTCCAGTGCCTTACCTATAGTTGCATACGCACCATCTAAGAGTCCGCCTAATGTTACTATTTCAATAAAACCGGTTTTAGCCGCTTCTAATACATCTATTAAATATGCACCACCTATAACGGCCGCTTGGAATCCAGATACAACATTATTTCCTATTTGTCCTGCTAATTCGAATGCCGCATCTTTATTGTTATCAAATAATTCTACAAGTTCTAATAAGAATGCTTTAAATGTAGGTGATGTTGCTTCACCAATAGCCGCATTGAATAAAGTTAATCTGTCACCTGCCTGTGAGGTAGCACCACTAAATGTTGTGTTTAGGGTTTGTGCCGCACCCTGTATAGAAACACCAAATTCCAATAATTTCTTTTGTGTTTCTTCAATACTTACAGCCACACCTGCTTCAAATCCAGCCGCCGCTAATACACCTTTTTCTCTGAATACATCTGCCGCTCCGGCACCTGCACTAAAGGCTCTTTGCAACGAACTTGCCGCTTGATCAAAAGGAATACCAAAGTTAGCACTAATATCTGCCGCTAAATTTATATTTCTACGTAATTCACCTAAATCTTTAGATATAGTTGCTAGTACTGGTGTAGCACCTGCTAGATCTTGGAATGCAAATGGTAATTTAGTTGCTTCTTCTGTAACTAATCCTAATGCATAAGCACCTGCCTCTGCACTACCTGTTATGTTTTGTAACGTAATCTGAATGTCTTCAAATTGTGATGCTGTTCTTACACTAGCGGTTAAGGATCTAAATGCTAATGTAATTGCACCTATAGCCGCGGCTACTATGGTAGCAATACCAATAAATTTAAGTAGTCTAGCACCTGATTTTACAAATCCGCCATTTGTTTGTTTTTGTGAATTGCTTAATTGGCTAAATTCTTCATTTAATTCTTTAGTAGTACGCCTTAAATTTCTTGAAGTATCATTTAATCTGTTCTTCATTTTGTTACCAGCGGCGTCAGTCAATGTTCCGCCTTTAGTAACATTTTGTAAATTAGTTAAAGCATCTGAATGCCTAGTAACTTCATTAATAATTCTTTGGTTTAATTTTATAGAATTACTTAGCCCACCAGAAGATGCTACTGTGGCCGCACCAAAAGCCGCTATAGCGGCAGTTAAACCACCAAATCCTTGTTGGCCAGCCGCTCCTTTGGCAGTAGAACCAGATTGTCTCATATTACGTTGTAATTTGTCTAATTCTCTATTAGATCTTTTAATACCACGTATAAAATCTCTGTCGTTTAACTTTAACGTTACTTCAATACTTTTTGCCATGTTATCTACCTATTTTTCGCACTTCTTTATCTATTTGATTATCTATATAAGCAATAGTAGGCTTTGTCATACCTTTGGGTGCTTGTTTACTCCTACCCTCATCTAATTGGCCAGCATAAGGATAAGCACTATCTATAACTTTACTTGAATTTTTTAATTTTGTTTTGCTACGAGCATTTCCTGAACGAATAGGAGTCTTTTCCTTATAAAATTTATAAGCATCTTTCATAAGATCTTTAGGTAAGTCTTCTAAATCTTCAAACATACGTCTGACTTCTCTAGAGTTGCTTGTAACTTTGATTTCCATCTTACTTAATTCCCCTTGCTTTGTTCATTACATCTTGTAAATCTTCCTGTTTATACATACTGGTATCTACAGTCTTGTTATTTTTATCATGTTGCATTTTTTCGTAAGTCATGGCAACATCAAAAACCATTAAATCAAAAGAATCAGCGTGATGTAATAATTTACTAGGTAAAGTACTATATCTTTGTGCTAAAGCATCGAATAGTAAAAGTGTGTTTGTACCAGCACTTTTTTCATCTATTTGATGCGTTGTTACTTCCCCAAATGCTCCCCAATCAGTGTCATTGCTTCCATCAACACATCCATTGGTAATGTTTTTTCATCTGTCATTACGTCTTCACCATTTTCGTTTTTTATTACATCAGATAAAATAGTAATATATTCGCCTACGTTGTCTTGTGACACGTCTGCTAATTTAGTAAAAATATCTAATGGTTGTCTGTCGTATATAAAAAATTCCAATTCATCGCCATATTTTTCTACTAATTCTGGCTTAGTAATTGTGAGTCTTTGTAGTTGTGGGGTCTTTGCTAGTTCGCTTAATTTCATATCTTTATTCCTTTATATCTCTATCTGTTAAATTGTGGATTGCACTTAAACAAAATGCTATCCTGTTTGATGCTTTCTCAACATCTGCTTTAGCACACTTTAATTCATTCTGTGCCTTCGCTATCTCCATCTCCATCGACTTCAGTATCTCCGGAGTCGTGTGTTGGTTCCATATCTTCATGTTTTTCCTCTATATCTGTATTTATCTGTTTTTTAGATTTTTTGCTTGGTAACTTAATACCATGTTGTTTTGCATATTCATATACATCATGTTCTACTCCGCCTATTTTAAATTTATAATCTGCGGGGCCATGATAATTGCCTTCTGCATCAAAATATCTATGTATTTTTGCTATTTTCATTTTGTTCCTCTTAAAAAATAACACCCCCAATTAAATGAGGGTGTTAATTGTTTAATTGTTAAACAGTTGCTTTACTAAGCTCGCCATTAACGGTAATTTCTAAAGGTGAGATCCAAACGGCTTGATCAATAGACGCTGACGCGGCTATTCCACCAATGAATCCTTTTCCTTTAATATAGTAATCACCACCATCAGCACCTTCAAATGCTACTGTAAAGAATGTTTCTACTTTATTCTTACTAGTATCAAATAGTCCGGAATCTGCTGTGAGGTTTGTGTTACCTGCACTTGCTAATCCGAAGAATGTTTCTTCATCAATTAACATGTTTCCAGAAATACTATTTTCGTTTACAGTTGTGAAAGCACTAGAACTGCTAGAATCCAATGTTGAATATCTAACTGTTCCTGGTGTTGCGTTTACTGTTACGTCTTGCATGAAAGGTATTACCATTCCGTTAGTTGCACCTGGTAGACTCAAGGCCTCGGTGTTACCTAATGTGAGGATTGCTTGAGCACCTGCTGTTACATTTATTACTGCCATTATATTTCTCCTATATGGTTGTAAATGTATACTCGAAAGTATATGTTATTACATCATCCGCTATTTCAGTCTCATATGACTTTGATACTTCTACAGTACTACTAATCACATCTCCTGCTAATAAGAGATTAGCAATAACGGTGTCAATATTATTAAATTGTTCTTTGGCATCTGTTGCCAAGTAGGCATTAATTGTGGTAGTTGTTTGTTCAACATTACCACTATCTAAAGTAACATATAATGTTTCTTTATCTAATTCCTGCTCGTCAACATATACGGTATTCATATTAGTCGAATAAAGTGGATTACCGCCCTGTACGAACGGCAATTCACTGATGATCGATATATTAGATTGTCCAGATAAATTTGTAGTAATCTGTGATATTAAATCGCTTCTTACTGACATTATCTTACCTGTACAACACTACTACGTGATCTTGTTCGTCTAGTACGTTGGATTGTAACTGCTTTTTCATCACTATCCACTGTACCTGAATTGTCTGCATCATACCAGTCTGCAATCGCTATCAACTCTTGGAAGATATCGTTAAATTTTGCATTGTAGTATGTAATCTTAGCAACTTCTGGTGATTCTTCATTACCGAATTCCGCAAATAACGGAAATAAGTATTCTGAAAAACAATAATATACACACATGTCTGTAAATTGTTGACGTCTGTTTAATGAGTTGCCCGGATCTATAAGATTAGGGTTAACATTAGGTCGATTGTTTACATCAAACGAATTACCTACATAGTAATTATATTGTTGCCACCAGGAACTTGCCTTAATTTTTAACAGAATTCTTTGTGTACTCTTTTTCAACATATCTTCAACAAAATCTTCAGTACTGACAAAGCCTGACTCTGCCGGTATCTTTAGATTGTTTGCTTCAAATATACGTTGATCTTTCTGTACAATATCAGTGTATTCTGCAAAAGATATTACGTTACCACTACCGTCTGTTAAAAATGCCATAGCTCAATTCCTCTTATTAAGATGCGTCTGGTAAGTTGTTACTTCTATATAAAGTAGCACCTGAAACCATTGCCAATGCCGCATTTCTCAATGCGTTATTACCTAGGTCACTTAGTGAACTAATAGTTGTACCACCAACACCTGCGATTTGCTTATTAATAGCAAGTTCTAAACCAGGATCAATTATACCAATGTACATGCCGTCTGCGCCTACTGGAGCATTAACACTTC